AGGTATCAGAAATAAAAGATACAAAGCACTTAAAAACCAAGACGGTGAAATAGAAAACCCAAACACGGCAGGTGTATATCCTGAACCTGGTGATAACGCATTACTCGGAAGATATAATACGGATGTAATCACCAAGGACGGTGAGATATTATTCAGAGCTGGTCAACACAAACCGTTTGTAAACGGACAGATTCCTGTGGCAAATACAGAAAGAGCGTTCCTACAACTTAGTATTTTTGACGAAACAATACAAACCGCACCAAGGGAGTCTCAGATAAAACTAATACCACAAGATAAGGATATTACAAGATTGATTGAGTATACAATCATCAATCCTGAAAATATGTATAGTGCCTTGACAGGTAATGTTATTATTTACAACATCACTCCTGATAAATCAAACTCGGGAAATACATTAGCCGGTAACATTACCCCAACATCTGATTTAGAAAGTTACAAGTCAATTCAAAAGATTCTACCATTTAGTAATCTTTCATTAGGTCAAGTCGCTGAATTTATCAACGGAGTACTACAACAAGTGATGGAAGGTAGATTATCTGACGGTACGCCAATTATCAATCAATACCCGTTCTATTATAGGTCATCTACAAGCTTGTTCAGTCAGATTATGGATAGTGATTTAACAACAGCTCCTGAGGTGTTGATGAATTTATTGACACTGTTCCCACTAATCAAACCGACAGACTACATTATCTCTAATTCAGGTAACGGACTTATCTATGATAAGAAAGGTTCTACAACAGTTCCCAAGACACCAAAACGAGAAAGTTATACCCCGAAAAGAATTATTGGAAAAAACAATACTGTTGCAATTATGGGGGCTAAACAACTATACTTTTTATCACACGATACCATCAATCCAACACGTGGTAAGATACAGTTAGACGGAACTGTTTACGGTATTGACCAAAATAGATTGGTAGATGAAATTCAGCCAAAAACATCTTCATTTGTGAGGGGTGAGGAGTTATTACAACTTTTATCTAAGATTATTGAGGTGTTGACAACCCACGTTCACCCATACCCTGGTTTACCACCAAATCCTGTAACGGTGAGTGGTGCTCAGTTGGATGCATTAATCAAAGAGTTAAATGATGCGGGTCAAAAAATATTAAATAAAAATATTCGACTGAACTAAGTATTTATAGTAAAATACTCAGATGTCTACAGTTAAATCGTATTTTAGTAAAAACGATACATTAATTTATAATGCATTTACCAATACAGGTAGAAACCCTGTTATTGAATTATTTTATGGTAGAGTGGATAATATTATTCCGCCTCCGGGTTTTAGCCGTTTAATCTTTGATATCAATTTAGACCTTGTTCTTGAACAGATTGCCGACGGAACAATATCAACAGGATGTTCTCGTTCAATGACTCACGTTCTTAAAATGACAAATACTTCACAGTTTGATGAAGCATTGTTAAATGGATATTGGTCTGACGGAAGAAGAAGAGCAACATCGTTTGATTTAATTCTTTTCAGAATACCAAAGGTATCAGGGTCGACAGGTAATCCACAGACATGGGATGAAGGTGTTGGTTACGATTACTATAATTCAGCAACTCCGTTGAATTCATCAAACGCTCAAAGTGTTACTGAACAACTATTAACAGATAAGACATTCTCAACTCGTCCTGTAAACTGGTACCAAAGAACGACAATCGATGATTGGTCAACCCCGGGTTTATATAACAATACAAACTCACTAACAGGATTAACAGGTCTAAACTATTCCGCACTTACTATCGTTGACGTTCAGCATTTTGAATTCGGTAATGAAGATATTGAGTTCAATATGACAAATGAAATTAATCATATCTTAACTGGTGTTACTACAGGTCATACGGGTTGGGGTGTTGCATTTGTACCACAAGTGGAAAACCTTACAGGTTTGACTGAAAACTATGCAGTTGGGTTCTTTTCAAGACACACTCAAACATTCTACGAACCTTATTTGGAAACCACATACGATGATTTGATTACTGACGATAGAAATAATTTTATTGAGGGTCAGACAAATAAATTGTATTTGTACACATATGTTAACGGTAACCCAATTAAATTGGATACTCCACCCGTTGTAACGATATATGACCAAGATGATGATATAATTCAATCAGGTATAACTTCTTGTATGATTACAAAAGGTGTTTATGAAATTAGTGTTAGTGGTATTACCGCAACAACAATACCTTGTATGTATTATGACGTATGGTCTGGATTATCATACAACGGTATATCAATCGCCAATGTTGAGAATGAGTTTGTTCTAAAAAGTAATTCTAACTACTTCCAAATCGGAACAAGTACTCAAACACCTAAGATATATGCGTTTGACTTCTTTGGTATTAGACAAAACGAAAAAATTATTAATACCGATATTAGAAAAGTTACTTGTATAATTAGACAAGCATATTCATCTAATGTGGTATTGAATACTGTTGACGCATACTATAGAGTGTATGTAAGAGAAGGTCAGACAGAAGTACAAGTTCAGGATTGGACACCAATTAATAGAACACCTGATAGTTTTTATTTTGTATTTGATACAAGAGACAAAATACCAAATGAATACTTTATTGACATGAAAGTAGTCACTGACTTAAATGTTGATATTTATAAACAGACATTACAATTCCAAATCGTAAATAGAAAGTAAAATGAACAACACAAGATATATGTTCTTTCAGAACTTAGAACAAATGAAAAGACAATGTGAGATGCTCCTTCAAATGGATGAATCAATGATTGAATCACTATTGAATAACGGTCACGATTGGGCCGACGACCACATCTCAGAAGCCAAAAATAATATGGACCAAGTATTTGATTTCATAATGAATGAAAAAGATGATACACATGGTGATGAAATAATTATTAATGACGTTATGGAAAACAAAAAAACAATTAGAATCACTGAAGATATGTTAGAGGCAATTATCAGACGTGTAATCAGAGAAAAAGAGAAAGACACCACACTTTGTTCAAGAGGTATCGCAGCGGCAAAGGCCAAGTATGACGTATATCCATCAGCTTATGCTAACGGATACGCAGTACAGGTTTGTAAAGGTGATATGCCCGATGTGAATGGAGTAAAAAAATGTTCAGGAAAATATTGTTCAGGTAAATAAATTGCAGTATATTTGCTACCTGAATATTTATTTACATGTCCATCCAAACCTACACCCTTACAAAGGATGATGAACTCATCCTCGAGACACAGGCAGCAACAGTTGACCGTGCAATTGATTACTTCGCAATTGATTACCCTCAATTATTTTCAATAAGTAGTGGTTATTCAGTTGGTTTGAAACAGAAGGAGAAATACCAATCGTTTCAAAAAGAAAAAAGGGACAATTAAGTCCCTTTTCTTTTTTTATAATATTCTCTAATCGACCACTTATACCCAATATCCCCACCTCTTAGTAAACTATTAAGATAGATTACATCTTCATGTGGTTTACCTTTATATGATTCAGATAAAGTGACTTGTTTGTTTAGTTTATCAAAAAACTCTTTTATTTGTACAACATCATCAAAACTCACTTCTCCTGATACAAGTCTCTCTGATAATCTATTACTACCACCGTTTCTTCTAAGATACTTAAGACCCTTACTAACCACCTCAATGACGGGTTTGGGTACACGTACAGTATCAACCTCCTCAGTAATACGTATTTTAAGGTCACTGGTTCCCTTAAAAATTCTATGGTAGGTCTCTTTATGTATTTCTATTTTTTGTCCAACAGAGAGTTTCTTTGGTAGTTCATTCTCCATTTGTAATAACCAATCATCTCCCTCAATAATTTCAACGATTCTATTTTTCTTATCACGATGCCAAATTAACTCTTCGGAGTCAACATCTTTAGAGAAAACTCGTTCAAAAATATTGTTTTTTATATTTTTTTGTGAATAAACCATTACCAATATCTACCTGGAACATTATTACCAAAATCTTTGTGTGCTCTACAAGCCCAATAACCTGGTTTAGTTCTATCTTTCTTTTTTTCACACTGATGTCTTGCTGCGAATGAGGCTCTTGCACCTGGGTCATTCCATTTAGCCGTCATTACTGGAGAACCGTAAGAAACTTTTACAATTTTACCTGATTGTGGATTTTTTACATACACATACCATTTTTTTGAACCTCCTGATTTAGGTTTACCAAGTTCAACATTTTTACCTTTATATTCCGCCTCATTAATCATCGGGTAATCCAATGGTAATCTTTCACCTTCATAAATGAAAAACTTACCTAAATCGCTATCTAAAATTTCATTGTCAAATTCATTCTCGTAGATTCCCATTTTTTTCAATTCTCTTGCTTCATTAATTAAATTGAAATACTTCTCACTACCTGGTCTGAATACGTTTTTACTAACAGGAATATCATTTTCCAAATGATAATTTAGTTCCTCTGAAATTAGTGGTGTCTCTTTATATTGTTTTAGTGCTTTCATTATTGATTCTTTTATTGATTCATTTTTTGGTTTGTATGATGTCATGACAGGTTTTTGTCCTTTTCCTGTTTGTGTATCTTTCTTTTCAGCCGCTCTTTTTTGTCTACAAGCCGCTTTTTTCTCGGAGTCACTCATTTTACCCGCAACACCCGCAGCTCTACATTTTGGATACGATTTAGAATTGGCTTCAGGTCTACCACATGGTGGATGTTTACCATCTTTATCTCTACTACATATGTTAACCCACGGACCTTTTGGTTGTGAACTACCTTTCGGTTTTTTCTTTTTCCCGAACCATACCGCTAAATCTTCAGAAAGTATATATTCACTCATATTGATAAATTTTAAAAAATACTTATACATATAAATATCAAACAAAGTAATTATGTCACAAAATTTTGATGAAGGAGTTCTATTCGATGCTATCAAGTATCAGAACAATGAAGATTTGGGTCGTTTTTTAGAAAAGATGACACCTGACCAAGGGTTATATTGTTTAATTCAGGCGGCTAAATGTGGATTTACACGTGGCGTTTTTTCTATTGAAGAGACTGAAGTTTTATCCAAAGCTATTCGTCTTATTACTCGTGATTCCGATGCTAGTCCAAGTAGTATTGGTGACCCTGAAGTACACAAGGCTTAATTTTTTTTAAAAAGTTAGAAACAAAAAAAAGGGGACCGAAGTCCCCTTTTCTATTTAGTGTTTTGAGTATTATCTCAATTCTCTTAAGTCGAATGTTCTAACACCGTCAACTGTAACCTTACCGTAGAATCTGTTGTTAACCATCTTCTTAGCGTATCTTGTCATGATACCCTTGATAGGTGTAAAGTTGAATGGGTTGTACATAGTTGGAGTCAACTGAAGAGGTACATATGGTGCGTAAACGTAACCTGTATCTAACAAAGAGTTACCTTTGTGTCCCAACAATACTGTGTTTGGTGGGAAGTATGGGTCACGATATACTTGATATCTACCTGCTAATGTACCGATTCTTTCGATACCCATGTTGTACTGGTCTTGCTCAGGAGCTGCGTTTGATACGTGGAAGTACTCCAAGTCATCAAAGATTGCACTGATTTCAGAAGATACAACAATCCAGTTTGCTCCACCTCTTAAAGTAGACTTGTGGATTTGTGCTGAAATTTGGTTGATTGCTGTAATCAACGTTTGGTTCCAGTCCTTTTGAGTGTACTGAGTTAATGGAGTTGCAGTTGTGCCTCTCTTCCAACCGTTGTAGTCCCATCTTAAAGTCCAAGCAGCACCTTTTCTAAGGTCTCTCAAGATTTCTCTGTCGATTTCAGCTGCCACCTGCTCAGACAACAAAGCTGTCAATTCAGCTTCAGCGTCGATGTTGTGGAATGCTGATACGTCTTGAGCCATTTCAGGTGACCATTGTGCTCTTAACTTTCTTTCTGTAACAGAAACAGTTACTGACTCAAGGTCAAACGATACTTCACCAATTCTATCTTCGAATTCCAATTCTTTGTAAATTCTGTAAGTAGTTGTGAACTGTGAACTTGCAACTGTTGAACCGTCAGCCACTGTAGTGTAACCTGAGTAACCGTCAAATGAACCTGCTCCGACAGAACAAGGAACTTGGAAGTCGATTTCAAGGTAAATCTTACCGTCAGAGTCACAAATGTTGTCATAAGAACCACCGTTAGCAGTGTTAGACGAACCGAATGCTGGTGTTGATGTTCCACCGTACTCAACGATACCTTTACCGTATTTCTGAGTTACAACTCTGAACAACAAGTTACCTGTAACCGCTGACCATGGAGATGTACCAGATTTTGATGTGATTGTCAAATCAGAAAGGAATGTTTCTGTGTCGACTGTGTTACCATCAGGACCCATCAATTTACCGTATGAACCAGCGTTTGAGAAACCTGACATAACGATTAATACTTTTCTGTATTCACCTGCAGTGTAACCTGAGTTAACTAATGAATCGCCTACCCATACTACAGTTACGTTTGGTGC